AACCTCGTATGTTTTCTCTGTTACTAATACTTGCGTTTCTTTATCTGGCATTTTGTTTTTGTCTTTCTCTCTCTTCCTCTATCCATTGTAGTAACAGAGTAAGATAAATATCCCTTTCCCACGGTATCATATTTTCTATTTCTGTTAAACTATATTTATGATGTTGCATCAATCCAAAATTAGTTCGCATATATGCTTCTAAAGAATTGTGAGAAAGGGCTATACGAAAAAACTATTTAAGCCCTCCAAAGTCCTTTTGTTTTGTTTCTTTGTTTTAGGATTTTTATATTTAACCACGTGCTTTAATTTAGGCATCGTTTGAAAAAACTCCTGAATATTTTTGAAGTGTTCAGAAGTTAAACTCTCTATAAATACATCCAAATCTTCTTCAGTAAAGTCAACCTGTTCATAGATAGTTTCACCATCTATAATTTGTCTAATACTGGTTTTAATCATATGAAAGATAGTTTCAGTATCGGAGACTGTAGTTAAACTTAAAGCTGACATTTGAGGGTATCGCATTACTAAACTTATAGTGTCTGTTAGTTGTATATTGTTTGTATGTTTTTTTGGAAAATCAACTGTTACTTGATCCAAATCAATTGTTACATCAGCATAAGTTTCACCATCATCGTCACAAAGCAATTTTAGTTCTACTTTTTCTCCTACTGACTTGGATCTAATATTTAAAAAGATATATTCCAAATCAAAAAGTGCTAAATTTTCTACTTCTACTTCTTCAAAAGTACAGTTTTTAATAATTTGTTTTATAGCATTAAGTATATCAGATTCTTCTCCTGCTTCCTGTGCCAGTAAAAGAATTTTCTCCTCTTTAACTAGAAACGGTCTATATGTTATTTTCTCCTTACTTGAAGGTATTTCCAACTCATATGTTGGTGTTACTATTTTTGGTAAAGTCATTATATTTTCTCCATTTTATATTCACTTTTTAATCCATCTACGGTATGCAAATTCTACAGACAATTTTTGTAAATCTTGGGCATCAGTTGCAAACTCTAAAGCTGATACTGATTTAGGAAATACTTCCAATAATTCTGCAGTATATGTTACCTGATTTTTATCATTTTTTTGTTTTATAAGTATCGACCCTATATAATTTTTATAATATCCTATAGCAAAAGATTCCGTATCAAAGGACAATGACTGCCATTCCTCAAAAAAAACTTTTTCTTTTAAGAAATCACTGCACAAGAATACAGCGGTTACAGGAGCAAATGTTACATTATAAACGTGTTCACGGCTTGGACCTATTCTTATATCATCAGGAGTGGCTGATACGTTCCTTCCTGGAAGAGTAATAGATTCACAACGCATATTTAAAAAATCAGCATCGTACCCTCCAGTACCTGCGGGAGGTGTGATAGTAACATCATAATTATTCTTCCTAGCAAAACTACCACTGCTTATTAATGAGATAAATTGATTTAGCGCCATTACTATATCATTCTCCTAGATTCCTGCCACACTATAGTTTCTTTAATTCTAGTACCTTTTCGATAAAACTTTTGTACCGGCATTAACATGGCTATTTGCATTTCTTCTTCTGTTATTTTCTGAAAAGGAGATGCCACTTGACTAGCTAAATATCTTTTGACGCACGGTTTAATTTGTCGAATTTTAGCAACTCTACTCCATCCAATTTTTCTATTCTCCGCGCTCATCGGTTGCATTTTTTCAAATAATTTTATTCGCAACGGTATATCTAGGTAATGAAAGTTAATACCTATAAACCCATCTTTTAATTTTTTAATAGGTATAGTCAAAGGAAAAACATCATAATAAGGCAATGTTTCCTCATGTTTCGGTTGATAATAATATAAATTCATCAAACCATAAGTTGGTCGTAAAGTTTTATTATCACTTTTCCGTATATTCCTTATAAAATTTGATTCAGTGATTGGTTTATTCGGTACAATATCTCGCACCTTCTCTCTATACCATCTGGTAGATAGATCCCTACCCGCAGCAAGAGTTGTAACCTCTTTTATATAATCATCTAATGTTTTAGCCATATTAACTATTTATAACAAAAAAAAGGGACCCAATGGGTCCCTTTCTCGAATCGGTGTAGTGTAGGTTACCCTTCTTCAGCCAATTTGGCAAAATAAGATAATGTTTCATCATCACCAGTAGAAGGTTTATCCTCTACTTTAGTAGTAGCTTCTGGTTTGCCAAACTTCTTATCAGCTGTTGCTATCTGATCTTCCTTTGACATAACCTCTGCTGTGGTCGAACCAACACCAGTACCAGAAAGTACCTGATGAAGTTTTTGCTTCAACTCATCATAGGACTTAAACTGGTCCGGTGCAGCAAAGTCTTGTAAACTATGCTCTCCCTTCCAAATAGTCTCCAGCTCATCATCATCATCTGACAGTGCAGTTTGCCCTGCAAATTCAGACTTATCATAATTCCAATAACCATCGACCTTGCGAATTTTCAATTTGAAATCCGCACCCTTCCAAAGGTCAAATGGGTTGAGTGGAGTTTCATCCTCAAAAGCAGGATTCATTGCTTCGGTAAGCTTATCAAAAATTTTCTTGCCATACTTAAACAAGAACACCTTACCTTCACGCTCCGGATGTTTTGGATCACTAACAACATAAATGTTGCTATAATACTTTAGTACCCGCTTTTGCTTACGAGCTGTATCCTTATCAGCATCATTGCCACTATTCCAAAGTTCTGTATTATATTCTGATACAGGATCCTTTTTATTGATAGTAGTCAAACTATTCTCAATGTACCAACCACCCGGGCCATTGAATGCGTGATTCCACATACGAACCCAAGGAAGCTCCTCACCGTCAGGCTGTGGCAAAAATCGAATAACAGCATAACCATTACCTGATTTATCCAATTCTGGTTTCCAAAATCGGTCATCTTGGTAATTACTATTCTGTTGGGGGTTACTTAACTTTTCAAGTTCTGTTTGAAGTTTGTCAAATTTACCTGAAGTTTTCTTTAATGTTGCAAAACTCATATTTTATATTCTCCGTATTTGTCTTGTGTTTGATAAAACTGTATAAGCGCTTTATCATTACTATTTATAATAACATTATTACTTAATATTGTCAATAGTTTTTTCAAATTCTTCCATATCTATTTGCTTAAAATTTCTTATACCTTTCCATTCGGGAACTTTATCTTGCGATAACTCATTATCAACTACAACTCTATAAAAATTAACATAAGGATTCTCTGTGAAAATTTGGCCCAAATGAAATACCCAATTATCCGCATCTATTTTTGGTTTATCAGCTGGTAAGTAATTATCAGACCCTTTATATACATTATTAATTTTAGATGGACTCTGTAAATCGTGTCCTATTAAAAATACATTATTCGCACTAAATTCCTCACACGCTAATTTAACAGCAGTTGGCCCAGCATCCAATCCTTCAAAAGGAATATTCAACACTCTATCTTCTAAATAAGTCCAAGTAATCCAATACTTCGGCAGTCCGGCACCATGTTCTATTAACCCATCCTTTTCTGCGCCGTGCATTACAAATTCGTCAGAATCCGGTGAGGCTATTATTTCATTTATATTAGTAGAAAAAATATTAGTAGTAAGACCAACATAAGCGTCTGAAGGCAATCTATTCCAATTGTTGAAGTAACATATATGATCCTTCGCGTAACCTGATCTATAAATTTCATGCATCATACCTCGGTCAATGGCTACAACTATGTCGGGCTCAAAGTCACGATATATAGCATTAGCACCAATAATTGAACAACGTTTTTTTAACTCATCTAAATCTAAACCCAATCGGCTCTCACCATTACCTAAACAAATTATATTCACCCCTACTTCCTCAATGCATTCCAAGAAATAGGAAATATATCTGAAGCAATTTCATCTGCCCTGATAATTATGTGTTTGTGTTCCGGTTTTTCCATAATATATTCTCTTTTGGAGCCTCTGCGAGGGGTCAAACCTCGGACATCTCGCTTACAAGGCGAGTGCTCTATCACCTGAGCTACAGAGGCTAGTAACTTAACCCTTAGGTGTTATTCTACTTGGTCA